TAGCATCGGCGGCTAATAACTTATTACATTGATTAAATATTCAAGATTTTTTTGGAAAATCATACCAAAGACGTTTTAATAATTGTTTATCTTGAAACCCAAGCCGCTACCTACAAAAATTAATCAAGGTCATAACCTCGTACGCTGATCACACCTTGAACCGGTGTTAAACTAGCGGTTTTTCGATAAAGTCAAATATCAAAGCCTTTTTTTGTAAAGCTTTATCATCACTTTACACCTTGATTATAACATTTTTTAACATAAAATGCAAACATACGTTCGGTTAATTATTAGCAATTAGCCCTCTAAGCTGCTGAATCATTGATACAACTTGATATGGCGTTTTTGCCATGTCGGTAACTCTATTCTGATACCAAAATTGAGTTAAAAGGCTAACCGCAAATTTATATTGCGGATAAGCAGACAAATCAGCGCTCGGATTTACTGCATTTTGCACATATGTTTCCGCATTAGTGATATATTGTTGAATCATGCTATCATCATCGGTTACATCAATTCTTAAGCTTGTTTTTATGTCTGCTGGTTTAATACCTGAATCGCTTGTATTAATTGCCATGTAGATCACTTCCCTTTTTAAAAAAATTGGGGGTCTGCTCAATTTTGCGCAACCCCCTAAATATGTATAGCGCCAATTAAGGCGCTGGATATTAATTGCCTGCTGTGCCTAACGAAATAACTACCGCTGCGGTGTTTGAAATAATTTCATAATCGTTGCGGACAATGACCGATAAACCTTGGCTGAACTGATCGAATTTATCCCATTGCGCGGTTGTCTGATTTCTGCGGAATACTGCAATGGCTTGGCTTAAATCGCCGCAAATCATTGGAAATGTACCGTCTGAATTGTCTGCCAGCAGTGAGTTAGAAATAACTGCCACCGGAGCGCCCAAAATAGCAAAGCCACTTGGTGCGGTAACATCTGGCTGTAATAAATAACGACCCTCGGAATCTTTCAAGGTATCAAGATAATTAAACGCTGATTGATTTACAAGCCACATTTTATCTAATGCCGGATCAAGTGTTACGTTAAATACTTTTTTCAAGTCATCAATACCAGTAGCGGTTGTATGAGTGAAGTTATCACTTGAGCCAGTCTTACCAGTCAACAATGATAGAATCTGGCTATTGTCGGTGTTATCAACTAATTGTTGCATCTGGTTTTTAACTTCGCCCACAATGTCAACTTCTGAATCCTCAACAATTTCATTAGATAATGCAATTTTTCCTGCTCGTGTTTTAACGCTGAACGGTACATCTGTAAACATATTAGCGTTAATGTCGCCAATCTCTGCTAACTCGTCTTTGGTTGCTAAAACTGCGCTCTGCTGGTTGGTAGCAATTGGGTATTTACCCGAACCGTTAGAAACCTGCTTAACCGTTGCATATTGTGCTAAGTTATATTTTGATTGTTTTAATTGGAATACTGGCGTAATTAACTCTTCGGGGATAACTGCCGCTGCTCCGGTGGTTGTTAAGCCGTCACGGAGTTCGCCACGTGAACGGATATAATCTTCAAAGGAACGTAATTCTGTTTTTGTTTCTGGTTGTTTTTCTGGATCAATAATAGTTTGCTTTGTCATTTTCTTAACCTCTTTCTTTTTATTAATAAATTTTTCATAACTCCGTGTATCCACTTGAACATTGGTATCATCATAGGCGGGAACAGCAACAACGGACACATCAAATAAGCTCTTAACTTGGTTGACTGTTCTGGTAATATTGCCATCATCGTCCTTAGTCCATGTATCGCCGCCATCGTTGACTTCAAAACCAAAACTGCATGAATCAACATTGCCGCTTGTAATTTCCTCGTACACATCGTTAGCAAAACTTGTGTTAGGTAATTGGGCGGAAAATGCTAACCCTTTTTCATCTGGTGTTAAAGTCAACGTGCCAGCCTTAACACTTGCTAAAACCTGCGTATAGTCGTGATTATTTAGCATTAAAACGTCTGATAAATCAACGCCATTTAGTGCATCGGGTGCGACAACCTCGGTAAAGCCGCCCAAGTCTTTGCTTGGCGTGTTCCAAACAATCGCATAACCGGAAATGGTTTTGCCTTGTTGATCATCTTGCGGCTGTTGTGAATCATTGTCTTGCGTTGTTTCAGGTGTTTCAGCTTGTGGCTGTTGTGCCCGCAACTCCGCTTGAATCGTTAAACGTCTATCCATTTTGTTCACTGCTTTCAGCTCCATTCTTATTAATATTTACAAATACATTGCCATCATCTGTTGGCGGCAATCCTAATTTAGACCGTGCTTCATTTCTGGTTAGAATACCGCCGGAATAACCAGCAGTTGCCATGGCTTGTTGGTCTTGTGGGTCAAGGCTTAGCAAGTTATCAGTATTAAAAACTGCATTAACATTTAATTTGAACGCCAGCTCGCTAGTGAAGCAATCAAAATAATGCTGCAAAGTCCCTTTGAGGTACTGGATATTGCTTTGCTCGGTGTTTGAATGCTCGTTTTCTAGCCCTAGCCGCTCAACTGGTAACTGAAACGCTTCGGCAACTTGTCTTGTAGTCCAATCATTAGAATTTACCAGTTTTAGCACATCGGTATTAATTGACAAATTAGAAATGTCCATGTCATCGCTAGTCACAATTGTGTTCAACGCATTACCGCCAGTAGTAGCGGAATCGAATTGCTTGCGGATATTCTCTTTTGCATCTGGGCTCAAATCTGTTTGATGCAGCTTAACAACAGTAGTGCCATGAATACCTTGATTAAAGAAACCAGCCAGTAACTTATTGCCAGCGTTGGCTATTTGTCTTACATCTTTTAACGCATATAGTGGACTAATGCCGCTTGAACCATCTTTAGCAAAATACTTAAAATGCAAAATGCTATCAGGCGCAATCTGTTGCTTAGTTCGTCCATCAGGCGAATAAGTATAGGCTAACTTGCCGCTCACGTCGTCTTGTTGAACAGTCACTTTATTGTTTGGCAAATAAACCAAAGTATGATTATTTTTGATCCATGCAAACGAATTGCCATTAAGCAACATTGAAGCAGCCAGCGCAAACTTGAAAGCATAACCGCTCATATTTGAGTTTGGTGTTTGATTAATTGTCTTATCCCAAATCGGTATGCCCGTCTGGATTGGATTGCCTGCAATGTCAGCGGCAATAATATTAATAGCTGAATAAATGTCAGTGTTTCTTAATACACTCGCACTAACAAACGTATATGGATCATCACTCGATAAACTAACCAGTGCATCTAAAAACGGATCTTGCGTGCTGCTGGTACTTTTTACAAAAAAGCTCAATTGTTTTTCACTTCCTCTCGTTGAATTTTATAGTTTAGTGTTCTCTAGATTTCTAGAGAACTCAAAACAAATTTTCTAAATGCTTCAGACGCATTTAAACTTAGTGTTTTCCAGATTTCGGGAAAACCGTTTTTCACAAAAATGTTAAAAACCTAGTTTATCCCAAAAATCGGAAAAACCTGCCGTGCGCTTACGGGTGCAAAATTTTTAACACCCTGTCTTTTCATAGTTGATCAAAAAAGCCAGCATGATTAAAATCACACCAGCTAAAATAACGCTTAGTTTAAAATTAAACAGTCCGACGCCGACAACCAACAAGCAACAGCCTAAAATTAAAAATATTGTTTGGCTGTACCTAGAACAGACTTGTAGCAGTTTCATAATATTCATTTTTAGCTTTGCTTTCCTCCTCTTTATCATAATAATTCATAGCAGCAACGTAAGCATTTATTAGGGCTGCTGCCGGATCAATACGATTGCTATTTTTAGCCTTGTCTAGCTGCCAGCCATTATTTACAACTTTAATAATTGCGTTGTTAATTGCATAAGCTAGGATTTTATTGCCGCTATGCTTAATTTTTCCATCAAATAATAAATCTCTAAAATTTCTAGTAGGGATATTCAGAGTTTTCAAACCCTGCCTAACTTCAAAAAGTGGATAATTTAATTTTTCAAACTTAGTAATAACTGTCTGTGCATTGTACGGGTCATAGGCAATTGCCTTAACTGTCCAATTATATTTGCCGATTAATTTTTGCACAAATTCAACCAGTGAATCATAATCAATAATACCGGAATCTAAACGAGTAATTGAACACTCGCCGGCTTTCTCCATGCTCACATAATCAATGCCATCACGCTTAATCTTATTTTCTAAGCCGTACTTAGTACCGACAAATGAATGACTGTCGCAATAAAAACGACTGTTGCCAATTGGAACTAACCAGCTAACCGCCGTTAAGTCATTGCTTTTAGATAGGTCAATACCAAAATAAACATCTCTGTTTTTTAAATCAGGCTTACGCATTTTTGCGCTCTCCCAATCCTCTGCGCTGATATAGCTATCCTCTCTAGCTTGAGTAAACATATTCATATTTTTAATTAGAACATCGTTTACTTTTCCCTGCGCTACCGCAATATCTAAATCAGATTTAATCTTTTCAACCATTGTCTTTTTTAATTTATCATTACTCATTAGCGGGTTGGCTTTGATCCACATATCAGGCTTGTAAATTTCTTCCTTGTCGTCAAGGCTATACATAACTACAAAATAGCGATCTGCTTTTTGCTTGCCGCTTAAAATATCAGCAGCATAATCACACTCTTTTTTGAATGGGCTATTCAAGTTATAACCGGCTGTCGAAATAATGGCCAGCAGTGAGTTAGGATTTAAAACTTGACCGGACTTTAAACTATTCAAAATATTATAGTTTTTGCTTTCATGGTATTCGTCCATGACTGCCAAAGACGGATTGTACCCGTCAATGCTTGGCTTGTTTTCAGTTGCCAGTGGAACAGCAAAGCTATTGCTTTCAAGGTCTGTCACTCTTTGCTTGTTGATCTTAACCCGCTGTCGCATATATACAGATTTATTTCTAATAAAATTTAGCTGGTCTGTCATCATATCAAAGGCAAGATGTGCTTGCTTAGCTCCGTTAGCTGTAAACAATATTTGTCTATTTCTAGCTGGGCTTTTTTCCATTAGCAACTCCACAACGCCCATGCAAGCGATTATAAACGTCTTACCATTCTTACGGGCAAACGATAACAGCGCTCTAGTGAAACGCCTTGAATCGTCCGAATCTAACCGCCAGCCATATAGATTGCCTAGAATGAAACACTGAAACAATTCTAATTTTAATGGCTTGCCATCGGTAGTTGGTAGCAACTCAATGAACTTATAAACTCGCTCTGCCAGTTCTGAATCATAATGATAGGGGAACTCTTTAGTTTTTTGTTTGGCTAACTCATTTTTAAATCTTTGACAAGCCAATTTAATTTTTTTGTTAGCTAGAATTTTGCCACTTAAAACTTGCTCCGCAT